AACAGAGCGTATGTTAAAAGCACAAACTCGCGGCAAGTTAGGTGTTCAGTCATTACTAGGCGGAATTAAACCTGATACTAGCATGAAGCAGGAAGATGTAGTGCATAGTAAAGCTATATCTAGCGAACAAAGGGATAGACAAAATATGAGTCTGTTTGCAAAAAGAATCTACCGCGGCTTAAAAGGCATGCAAAAATAATGAAGATACCATCTGAACTTGGCACTATCCAAGACCTAAAAAAACGCGAAGCTAACGCTTTTAAACGCGCTACACATTGGACTGATACCCTTGATGATGCGTATGAATACTTTCTGCCTAACCGAAACTTGTTTGAAACTGTGGTGGCAGGGCAAAAGAAGATGGATAAAATCTTCGACTCTACTGCTCTTGAGGCTATCCAACAAGGTGCAAGTAAGCTACAAGAAAACGTAGCTCCTATCTGGTCGCGTTGGGCTACCTTTGAGCCATCACTTCGCATAATGAAACTACTTCAGACAGGTCAGTTTGATGTTTCAGAAGAAGACATTAGACGCAACCTTGAAGAGCAAGCAGAAGAAGTCTTTGACTACATTAACCGTTCTAACTTTGCTACTCAGTTCTATGAGCATGCCCTAGACCTTTTAATTGGTACAGGCACACTTCGTATTGATGAAGACGAAGATGATGATATGCCTATTGTCTTTAATGCTATCCCGCAGAAAGGTATTGCGTTTGAGGAAGGTCCACAAGGAAATGTAGAGACACACTGGCGTAGATTTGAGGTCAAAGCAAAGGACCTGCCCCGCAAGTGGAAAGGATTCAAAGCATCTCCATCAATGGCTAAAGTAATCAAAGACAAGCCTGACACTATGGTCAAAGCCTATGAGGGTGTTGTTTATTTGCCGAAATCTAAAACCTATTACGGTTGTCTGTGGGTAGGAAAAGAAGATACATTAAGTTGGACTGAAGATTACGGTAAGTCATCACCGTGGGTAACAGGTCGTTACTCTAAAGTAGCAGGTGAGATTCGTGGTCGTGGTCCTGCGTTACAAGCACTGCCTGATGTTAAGTCGTTAAACAAAGCTAAAGAGTTTACTCTACAAAAGGCGGCAATCGACCTTGCAGGTATGTACACTGCTACTGATGATGGCGTTACAAACCCCTACAATATTAGCATAAGCCCAGGGGTTGTTATTCCAGTTGGTTCTAACAACAATGCTAACCCATCGTTAAGACGATTAGACACTGGTGCTAATTTACAATTATCGCAGTTTGTTATTAATGACCTACAAATGAACATTAAAAAGGCTTTATTTAACGATCTGCGCGATCCAACAGGTGCGGTTAGATCAGCTACAGAGGTAGCTATTGAGTCGCGTGAACTAGCAAAACGTATTGGTTCTGCGTTTGGTCGCTTGCAAACTGAAGTATTAATCCCTATTATAAAGCGTGTTGTTGCTATATTAACTCGTAGAGGGCTTATACAGCCTCTTCAGTTAGATGGTAGAGACATTGATATTAAATTTATGTCACCACTAGCAAGACAGCAGGACGCTGAAGATATACTTAATGTTCAACAAGCTGTACAGTTTGTATTAACAACAGCAGGTCCAGATGAAGCGCGTATTGGTCTGAAGACTGAAGAGTTCGCATCTTGGGTTGCTGATAAAGCAGGAGTTCCTGCAAGTCTAATACGAAGTGATGCTGAGAAACAGCAAGTAATGCAAGCAGGAGCGCAAGCATTTGAACAGGGTGCTACGAAAGGTGAGCAACCAATGCAAGGACAGACTACACTTTGAGTTGGAACAAAATAGATAAGGCTTCTACGGAAACTAAGTCTAAATACGCAGAAGAACAGAGACTAAAAGCCATTGAACTTGCTAAGGCATACAATGGCTGTTTCTCCACGCCTGAAGGAAAAAGAGTCCTTGAAGATTTAACGTCTCGTTTTATCTACGGCAACGATACCCCCTTTGAATCACAGAACGTAAACTACGAAGCCGCTTATCATAATGGTGAGTCGGGTGTGGTGAAGTATGTGATCAATTTAATACAACAAGCTAAAGTAAGAGGTTAATATGTCCGAAGAACAAGCCGAAGTACAAGAAGCTACTTCTGATACCTTGTTAGACAATGCTGAACCCACGTTAAGTGAGAACGAGTATTTTCTAGCTGAAGGTATTAAGGGTACAGGTGAAACACCAGAGTGGTACAAAGCAGATAAGTACCAGTCAGTAGCAGAGCAAGCCAAAGCCTATAACGAACTGGAAAAAAAGTTCGGTGGATTTAAAGGCGCACCTAAAGATGGCTACTCCGCTCCCGAAGGTGTAGAGCAAGATGATGCGTTACTTGCTGAACTAACTGAGTTTGCTAAAGACACTAATATGTCTCAAGAGGCTTATGGTCGTGCATGGGAGCTTTTAACGGCACAAGAGCAAGCTGTTGAAGAAGTTAGTGCTGAGCAAGAGATGGCGAAGCTAGGTGAAAACGCTACTCAACGACTAAAGACTGTTGAAGGTTTTTTAAAGAACAACCTTGACGCAGACACTTATACTCAAGTGCAAGACCTAGTAACAACTGCTGACAGCGTACAGCTAATTGAAGCTATCGTTAAGGCAACTGTTCCTGCTAAACTACCCATCGAAGGTGGTGAGCATCCACAAGGTCTAACGTGGGAAGATGTTGAAGCTGAGATGTTTAAACGCCATGAAAATGGTCAGTTCCTTCGAAGTGTTGATCCCAACCATGAAGCTAAAATTCAAAAGCTATTAGCGTCATTTGGCGGTTAATGTTTACAAATATGGGTGTTCGGTGTTATAATTAGCGCATCGAATACCCTATCTTCATAGGCTCGGTAAATTTAGGTTGGATGCTGACCAATTTACTGGGTACTCAGCGAAAACCTTGAAAAACTTTATAAATTAAAATCTCTTTTTCGAGGATATTAAAATGAGTGTAAATCTATCTCCTGTAGCTGTTACAGAATTTGACAGCATGGTGAAGCATGCTTATCAAAACGCTTCACTACTAAGAAATGCCGTTACCGTACGCAACAATGTTGTTGGTGACACTTACAAGTTCCGCGCAATGGGTAAAGGCACTGCCGCGGCTCGTGGTACTACTTCTACTGACGTATCTCCAATGAACGTGACTCACAGCCTAGCTACTGCTACTCTAGCTAACTATGTTGCTCCTGAGTACACTGACATCTTTGATGCGGCTGAAGTAAACTTTGATGAGAAGCAAGAACTTGCTCAAACTATTGCAGGCGCATTGGGTCGTAGACTTGATGACATTGTTATTTCTGCAATGGATGCGGCTACTCCTGGTGCTACTGTTGGTGTTGGCACTACTGCTCTTGCGGCTACTGACCTTATTGACGCTAAAGTTGAGTTGGTTAAAGCAGGTGTTGGTTCTAATGACCTATACTGTGCTATCAGCGGAGCAGGTCTTGCAGGTCTATTAGCTGATGAGAAAGTTTCATCTTCTGATTATCAAAATGTTAAGGCTCTTGTAAATGGTGAAATTAACACATTTGCAGGCTTCAACGTAGTTGTTATCGAAGACCGTACAGTTGGTGGTCTAACTACTAGTTCTGACGTTACTGCAGGCTACGCATTTGCTAAAGATGCTATCGGTCTTGCTATCGGTGTTGATAACAAAACTACTATTGATTATGTACCTGAGAAGGTTTCTTTCCTTTGTAACGGTATGTTGAAAGCAGGCGCGGCTGTACGTGATACAGCAGGCTTGATTCAAATCAACTACGATGCAACACCTGCCTAATTAGGCTTATAAGGGGGGTTCGCCCCCCTTTTCATTTCTACATAAAGGTAAATCATGGCTAGTAAAATAGATTTAATTTCTAACGCATTAATTCTTATAGGTGATTTGCCAATTACATCACTGACTGGCAACTCTCGCGCACAGGTTGTAGCTAACAACTTGTATGACAATGTGGTACAAAACGAACTAACAAAGTACCGTTGGGGTTTTGCTCGTAAAAAAGCGCAACTTAACAAGGATGCTACAGCTATTGTTGGTACAGAATGGAACGCTAAGTACACTTTGCCTGCTGACTTACTTACACTAATTAAGCTGAATCCAAATCAGCCATACCAAATTATTGAAGACAAGGTTTATATAAATCACAGTGGTGACTTGTACTGTGACTATA